TATGACATACAAAATGTAAGAGCTTTACAAACAGACATGGATGAACTTTATAAAAGAGTAAACATGGGTGTTTCAGGTGGTTGGATAACTATTGGTGAAGCTAGACAAGTAGTTGGATTAGACGTTGATGAAAAACATGATGTATACCTAAGACCACTAAATATGATTCAGGTAGATACAGAAGGTCAAGCTATTTTAAATGACACACCTCAAGAAAATAGAAGTCAAGCTGCACAAGTAGCTAATTTACCAGAAGCAGCTAATGCAGATATAGAAACAGAACAAAAAGATTTACTTACATTAGAAGAATATCCACAAGTTAATTTAAGAGCACCTAAAATTCAACAAAATGAAGAACCTCGTAATGAAGAAAAATACATTGCAAAAATGCCTAATGGTTCATACTGTGTAATAAGTCATGACACAGGAAAAGTAATTAAATGTTTTGATACAGAAAAAGAAGCTGAAAAGTTTCTAGGTAAAAAAGAAGCAGCACCAGTAATGGCTGATACTTATACCACACCTGAAGAAGCTGTCGCAAGAGCAAAAGAATTAGGATGTGATGGGTATCACGAAGTAGATAGAGGACCAGCAGGTAAGTTTTACATGCCTTGCAAAAATGACAAAGACTATAATAATTTATTAAAATCTGCTAAACCAAGTACCAATACTTCTAGCAATATGTTTATGTATGACACAATTGAAGCTGCTGAAAGAAGAGCAAAAGAAATTGGATGTTCTGGATATCATGAGCATGACGTTAGAGGAACAACTTACTATATGCCTTGTGCTAATCACGAAGATTTTGAAAGAAGTAAAAAATCTTACATTGATGGTATTGTAGAAGAGTTAAAAGTAAGTTATGAAGAAGCTGAAGTAATTATGGAATCACAATTTAGTATTGAACCAGAAAACATAAAAGAAAAACCTAAAAAAGATAGAACAAATTTTCCAAGTCCAGGTGATGACCAGAAAGTAAGCATTTCTAATTCTAAATATAAACAATTTCCTTACGGTTACGCTAAAGACTTAAAAGAGAACTGGCCAGAAATTTGGAGACGTGGTGGTAATGGAGGTAACCCTCCAACTTCATTTACTGGTAATGATGCTTTTTCAAGATGGACTAAATATCAATCAGGAGATAGAAGCGAATCGGTTCTTAACTGGGTTCGTAGAAGAGAAAGATTTATGGGTAGACATCAAGGTAACACAAGACTTGCTGGAACGGTAGCAAATATTAAATGGGGTGGCGTTTCTAATATTGGTGTATCTGGTATGAGAAAAGTTATTAATGACCAAAAGAAAATTGTTAGAGCTAGAAGAAAAGCTGCTGAAGAAATGGCAGATGAAATTTATGAAAAAGAACTTACTGAAACAAAAGCTGTTTCTGCAAGAATTAGGAAATCATTAGTTAGTAAAGTAAAAGAACACAATGAAAAAAAACCTAAGTATAGGGCTAATCTAAGAACTTTAACATCTGTATTTAATAGAGGTGTTGGTGCCTACAGAACTTCACCAGGTTCAGTTAGAGGTAATGTTACATCAGCTGACCAGTGGGGATTAGGCAGAGTTAATGGGTTTATACACGCTTTAAGAACTGGTAGATTCAAGAGAAAGCCTTATGACCAAGATTTATTACCTAGCAACCATCCTTTAAGTTCTAAAAAATCAGGAGATGTAGAAGAGAAAGCTTCTAGTGTTAGTGTAGGACAGTCAGTAAGTTGGTCTATAAATAAAGACCCTCAACCACCTTCAACAGTTCATGGAATTGTAGTTTCTGTTAATAGCGAGAAGAAAGAAGCAACAATGCTAGTTTGGGCAATCATGGAAGACGGAAGTCATAAAAAAACAGACAGAAAAGTCACAATGCCCTTCTCAAAATTAAAAGTTATTAAGCCTATTAAATAACACACCTTTTTAAAGGATAAGTTAATATTTCTTATATAGCGTACCTTAACTGTTAACAGGAGATTAAAGGTAATATGTCTGAAAAAGAAGTTAAAAACATAGACCTCGAGTTAAAAGAAGACACCGAGGGAAAAGTTTCCGCTGTTTTTTCTGTATTCAATTCACTCGATTCTGATGGAGACGTTGTACTCCCAGGGTCGATTAAATCAGGTTTCAAATCTGGTTCTGTACCTATGGTATGGGCTCATAAGTGGGACATGCCTATTGGTAAAGGTTCAATAGAAAGTGATGGCGATAAAGCTACATTTTCTGGTGAGTTTTTTATGGATACAGAATCCGGTAAAGAAGCTTATAAAATAGTTAAAAATATGGCTGATATGCAACAATGGTCATTCGGTTATAGAGTTAACGATGCTGAACAAGGAAAAATTGGTGAAGGCGAAGAAGAAAAAGATGCTAGGTATTTAAAAGACCTAACAGTTTTTGAAGTTTCACCTGTTCTTGTTGGAGCAAATCAAGATACCTACACAATGGCAATCAAATCAAATGATGAGCTCATTAAAGAAATACTAGGTAATGATGAAGAAAAAGCTGTACTTAGCTCTTCCTCTTTTGGAAAAGAACCAGTATCTGAAACATTAAATGATGAAGATGCTACTAAACCAGAAGTTGAAGTAGATGAGTTGGCTACAGAAAAGTCAGTAACTGTTCAAGAGTTATTAGAAAATCCTACAGTTTATTTAAAGGAACTCTACAAACTTAAAGAAGCTCAGTTAGAGACTCAAGAAGAGATTTCAGAAGATGCCCCTAAAGCATTTTCGGAACAAGTCAAAGATGTGCTTGCCGCATTAAACGACTTGATGGTACGAGCTACCGCCATAGCGATGTTGCGTGCTAAAGATGGAAGGAAGTTAGGCGATAAAGCCACCGAAGCACTACGTGCAGTTCAAGATGACTTACAAGATGCATGGGTCGAATTAGACCAATTCATTGATAATGTAGGTGAGAACAATGTAGTGACTGAGGAAAGCGTTGACGTAGAGGAAGAACTACCACTCGAGGAACAAGAAGACGAGGTATCTGAAGAAGTTACCGAAGAAGTCGAGGTTCAAACAAACCCAGAGGTTGAACCAGTCCAAGGTGAAGATAACACTGAATCCGTTGATGAAGAGGCCGAAGCCTTATGGTTAGAGGCACAGCAAAATATTGCTGAGTCATTGGATGCTGAATTAGAAGTAGAAGATAATATATAGGAGATATATAAACCATGAGTAAAGTAGCAAAGCTCAAAGAGCAAATTGCAAAATCTCGTGAAGAATTGAAATCTGCTTTTGACTCACAAGAAGACGGTAAGTACACAGCTGAAGCCAAAGAGAAAATCAAAGGCTTCAACGACGAACTTTCTGGACTTGTTGATGATTTAAAAGTAGAAGAATCAAGGCTTCAAAACGAGAAAGCTTTAGAGGTTGAAAATCAGCCTGTAAATTCTATACCTAATGCTATGCCAGAGCAAAAAGGTCCACAATCTATTGGGGAACAATTTGCAAATTCTGATGCTTATAAAGCATATACAGATAAAGGCGTAAAAGGCGTAGATTCACATGCTGAATTTAAAACAACCCTGAACACAACAGGTTATCCACCAGAGAGCTTAAGAGCTCCTGGAATCCTGGAGACCGCTCTTCGTAATCCAGACAGCATAATTGGATTGTTTGACCAAATTCAAACATCACAAAATGCTTATGTTTACTTAGAAGAGACAACATTCACAAACAATGCTGGTTCAATTGCTGAAGCAGGCGACATTAGTTCTGCTAATGAAGGTGCATTAGCATTTACAGAAAGAACAGAATCCATCAGAAAGATGGCTACATTCTTGCCTGTAACTGACGAGCTATTAAGTGATGTTTCTGGTATCCAAGGATATGTCAACTCACGTTTATCAACAATGATGAAGTTGAACATGGACAACCAACTTGTTAATGGTGACGGAAGCGCTCCAAACCTAACTGGTGTATTGAACAAATCAGGTATCAATACATTTGACTATTCTGCATATTCTGGAGAATTGGCAAAATTAGGTCAAATTTATGAAGCAATCAC